CGTGCTAAGTATGGGCATGGTGGCAGAATTGGATATGATCGTGAATGGCGAGCTGATCCAAAGCTGGCTGCGGGCGGTGAACTAGTAGAGCAAGGCATTCATATTATTGATCTAGCCAACTGGTTCTTTGGTCACTTTGCTTATGTTGCAGGATTTGCTTCTACTCAGTTCTGGGATCAAGAACTAGATGACAATGCAACTATGATTCTAAAGACTATTGATAAAAAGTTTGCTACACTGACTGTATCATGTACAGAATGGAAGAATATATTTTGCTTTGAGATCTATGGCAAGAAGGGTAAGCTTGAGATCAACGGTCTAGGTGGAAGTTATGGAATAGAACGTCTTACGTACTATAAAGTTCGCCCTGAAATGGGTGCACCTGATACTGTATCTTGGGAATGGCCATTTGAAGATAGATCATGGGAACTTGAAATGGAAGAATTTCTAGAAAATATTAAGTATAACAACGAACCACGGGTTGGTCTTGAAGCAGCAAGAAAAGCGTGGGAAATCATTAATAAAGTATATGAACAATCATGATTTTGCAATTAACAATTTAACTGAAAGGAGTGATTCAAAATGATTATGTCTAAAACGCCATTAAGAATTTGTTTTTTTAGCGGCGGAAGTGACCTTCCGGCTTTTTATGCCCGCGAACCTGGTGCATCTCTTTCAGCTACTATTGATAAGTCTGTACATGTCTGTGTGCACGAAACATCTAATATTGGTATCAAGATCATGTATGATACTGTAGAAGTTGTTCCAGAAATTGATGCAATGGAACATCTAATTACTAAGGAAACTCTAAAGCACTTTGGTCTATTAAAAGAACTTACTATTGCTTCTATTAGTGATATTCTTTCTAGAGGATCCGGCCTTGGATCATCGTCTTCTTTTACCGTAGGCCTAATTAAAGCACTTGCTAAGATGCAAGGCAAAAGACTAACTAAAATGGAATTAGCTGAACTTGCTTGTGAAGTAGAAATGATTAGATGTGATTATCCAGTTGGAAAGCAAGATCAATACGCAGCTGCCTATGGCGGCTTTAACATGTTTACCTTTAATTGTGATGGAACCGTAAATGCAGAACCTCTTACCAATATTGATGCTCCTGGTCTTGCCAGCAATCTTCTTCTTGTGTATTCTGGACGTGGGCGCAGTGCCAATGCCATTCTTCAAAAACAGCAAGCATCAGTTGGCCAAATCGACAAATTTAATCTTATTAAAAAGGGAAGAGATAAAGCCTTTGAAGGAAGAAGAATGCTCAAAGCCGGAGATCATGATAACTTCGGAAGACTCTTACATGATGCCTGGATGGACAAAAAGTCCCTTGTCAAAGAAATCTCTGAAACATACTTTGATGACATATATACAAGAGCATACAATGCTGGCTCTCTTGGGGGCAAGCTGCTTGGTGCCGGGGGAGGTGGGTTCTTCTTATTTTATGTTACTCCAGAAAAAAGAGAAGCAGTTTCAAAAGCCATAACAAACGGAACTGATTGCAAGATCTATGATTTCAACTTTTCATATGATGGAAGTAAGATTGTATCAAAATAATCTATTTACAATAATCTAAGAAATTGTATAATCTATATAATACCTAGGAAAGTTATATAATTTATATAACTTTCTAACTTTTTGGAAAGTACCATGATTAATATCAAACCTAAAACAATTAATATTAAAATTAAAGAAGATAAGATTGCAGCTAAACGTGCTAAGCTTTTAGCTGGTGGTGACAAGTTTACCGGGCCAGAACCGACGCCTGAATCAATTAAGACTCAATTAGATATTAATAAGGCATATAATTGGTATGCTTATTCGTGCGATAATAAGCAGATGATTCCATGGATTATTGAATTCATGAAAAATTCTGATAGATATACTTCACAACAAATTTCTGCATATAAAACTGCTCCAGAATATAGAACAAACTCAACTGCTGGAGCTATTGTTCGTATGGTAAATAATGGAGCGGATATTCCTTATGTCAGTATTGATTGGGCTCACACAAAGATTCTAGAAACACTTACGTATGCACCAATTAGCAAAAATAGTGAATTAGCGCAGATGAAGTATCCTGTTTCTGTTGCGGATCGTATTAAAGAAAAGACTTCTAACATCATCGGTGATATGGAAGAAGCACTTGACACATTCTTTATGAATGGTTATACATCTGATTTTAAGCCATATGATTATATGAAGAAGAATGATGTTAAAGCTATTCATGCTTCTAAGATTGCAAGTTACTATATGCCTCTTTTTAATGAATTGCAAGAAGTCATTGCTGGTAAAGATGACCAGTTAAAAGAAGGCTATTTGCGCTTGACAAAAGTTCAGATGCGGCGGTATCTAGAATTTGTAGGCACTATTATCTCTGATGCAGAGTCTATTACTCAGGTCAGCAAATCTATACGTAAGACGCGGAAGCCAAAAGAAAAATCTGCAGACCAACTTATATCTAAGATGAAGTATCTAAAGGAAAGCGGGCCATATAAGATTGCCTCTGTTGATCCAGCAAGAATCATTAAAGCGCAAACCCTAGTTGTATTTAATTGTAAATATAGGAAGCTAGGAGTATATGTTGCTGCTGATTCATCTGGGCTATCTGTAAAAGGCAATACTATTACAAATTATGATACTGAAAAGTCTATGTCTAAGACCTTAAGAAAGCCTGAAGATATACTCCCAACAGTTCTTAATACTGGTAAACTTGCTTTTAATAAGATGTTTGCTGGAATCAAGTCTTCAACAATGACTCTTACTGGAAGAATTAATAATGATACAATTCTCGTAAAGACATTTTAAGGATATTTTAATGGCTGATAATGTATTTGAACTACCAGATAAGACAGATAAGACAGATAAGACAGATAAGACAGATAACGTAATTAAATTTCCACAGAAAAATAATAATATGGAAATTCCAACTACAGAAGAAGAACTAGAGGATTCTGTAGGTAAAATTAAGAATATGTTTTTTGAAATGGTATCATTAGAACTTGGAACCCCTATTTTTAATCGGGCTTCTCTTCATGGATTTGATGTCAGCGATGACACTTGTATTAAAGACTGTATTCTTGTTGTAGAGACTATTAAATCATTGCTTCTTAAGTCTAAAGGCATTTATCATGAAATTCAAGATTATGCCGAACAGAATATAGATTATACAGAAGACGATATGATTTATGCTGAAAACGAGATGAATTATTCAGACGAAGATTTTGAAGATTAATGGTTTACTTTAATTTGAAATAAGATATAATTATATCATGAATAAACCTTGGAACCTATAAAATGATTATTGTTGATCTGTCGCAAGTTATGATTGCAACTCTAATGGCCCAATTGGGCAATCACACCAATGCTGATGTGGATGAAAATCTTTTAAGGCACATGGTACTCAATTCATTGCGCGCTAATAAGATAAAGTTTTCACATGAATATGGCGAATTCATTATTGCTGCTGATGGCAAGCGGTCTTGGCGTAAGGATGTATTTGCTTTTTATAAGGCAAATCGTAAGCGTGACCGTGATGCATCTGAGCTTAATTGGAATCTTATCTTTGAATCTCTCAATAAGATTCGTGATGAGCTTAAGACGTATTTCCCCTATCGAGTCATTCACATTGATAATGCCGAAGCCGATGACGTCATTGCAGCACTAATCAAGAATCGTACTAATAGCTTTGAGAAGGTTCTAATCCTATCTGGTGACAAAGACTTCCAACAGTTGCAGCGCTATCCAAATGTAAAGCAGTACTCGCCGGTGCTTAAGAAGTTTATTACCTGCAAAAATTCAGATGCCTTTCTTAAGGAGCACATCATTCGTGGCGATGTTGGTGACGGCGTGCCTAACTTCCTAAGTGCGGATGATAGTCTAGTAACTGGTACTCGGCAAAAGCCAATCTCTTCCAAGAAGCTAGAAACGTGGTTGCATAACAATCCTACAGAGTTCTGTACTGAAGATATGTTGCGCGGGTTCCGCCGCAATGAACAATTGATTGATTTTGACCTTATTCCAAAAGAAATTGAAAAGAATATTATGGATGAATATGAACGTCAAGCCAATAAGGATCGTAGCAAACTGTTTAATTATTTTGTTACTAATAAGCTAAAGGGACTACTGGAGACTATTAATGACTTCTAAGCTAACAAATG